ATTGTGACTAACTTTTCTATTGGCTCAGTTTTCGGGGTTCAGGTCATGACAAACCCCATCATTCGAGACGAAACCATGAGAAGTCCAGGGAAACGGGCAAAAAAAGAAGCGCCTTGGGACTTATCCCAGGCACTCTACCATGCGTTTGAGATTCAAGGCGGTCGCCGACAAGAGGCAGTGGTCTTCCGTCGCCTCTATTCCTCGTCTGAACAGACGTCTTAAGTTGTGCATCCATTTCTGGGCCGCAAAGCTGCCCTCACACCAAATCTGGCGCAGATTCAGGATATATTTGTGGATGAATGTACCATCCGTGTCTCGCTGCTTTTTTACGGATTCCTCAAAAATATTCTTTCGGATCGCGCGGCTTTGGTGGCTGCCACTTACACACTTGCTTAGCATCGGGCAGGCCTGGCAGTCTTTCTTTTCGGCTCTGTATACCCGGCAGACGTTGTAGTGCTCCCTCTCAAGATTCCGTAGTGTCAGTTGTTTTCCAGCGGGGCAAATAAAACAATCCTTTTCCGCATCATACTGAAAATTCTCGCGCCTGAACTCCACCTTGTAGGTCGCCCCGCCCGTTGCTGCGGGCGTGTACAGCCGGATGCCCATATCGTCCATCGCCCGGTAAATCATGCTGGTGCCATAGGCGCTGTCCGCGCCGGCTGCTTGAATATCCAGTCCCAAATGCTTCCGCATGTATTCAATGCGTCCCAGGTATGGCTCCGAATCGTTCACGTTTCCCGGTGTCACTGCCACATCCACCACGATTCCGTGAGCGGCATCCACGCTTTGATGATCCAGGTAATGCATTCCTTCCGGTTTTCCGGGCCGCTGCAGCATTCCAGCGTCCGGATCGGTGGTGCTGACCGTCTTTTGCACCTTTGTGCTTTCCTTTTTCTCACGCCCCGCGCGCTGCGGCTTGATGGCGCCGGATGACTCCAGCCGCGCACGTTCCTCCGCTTCATACTGATCCAGCCGTTCCATATAGTCCGTTGTCTCGCGCTGGGCCAGTACTTTCGTATTCGCCTTAAATGAGGCATTCGCTTTTACATGCGTGGAATCCGTCAGAATGATCTTTCCATCCACCAGTCCCTTTTCCATGCATAGATGCAAAATATGTTCAAACAGGTGACGGAACACATCTTTTCCATGAAACCGTCTGCGCCGATTCTGGGAAATTGTAGAATGATCGGGCACCCGATCATCCAAATCCAACCCCAGGAACCACCGGTAGGCCATATTCACCTGAATCTCCTGCTCAATGCGACGTTCCGATTCGATACCGTACAGATATCCCACCAGCAGATATTTTACCAGCACTACCGGATCGATTCCGGGTCTGCCGTTGTCTGGGCAGTACAAATCCCGAACCTCGTCGTAGATGAAGCTGAAATCTACTGCCTTTTCCAACCTGCGCAAAAAGTGTTCCTGCGGTACCAGATCCTCGATGGTGACACAGTGCATTTTTATTTGTACCCCGGTTCGTTCCGTCAGCATTCTCATACACATCCCATTGCTTTTTCCTTGCCTTCATTATACCATATACCATTTTTGCCTTTCCTCTTGGAGCTTTGTCAACACTTCGAACTTGGCCCGATGTCTGCCCCCGCTGCCGTTCCCCGCCGCACTCCGTTTCGGTCGCCTATCCACCTAAAACGAAACGGAGGAATTACTTATGGCAACAATCAATCTGCGGAAATTTTATCCGTGGTGCAAAGAAGATACATTCGTGGAAATCACCGATGAAATGCTGGAAGCCATGAAAGCCGCCGACCGGCAGGAGTCCGCATATAAGCGGCGTACTTACCGATACAAAGCGCATTATACTCTCGACATGGGCGATGGAATTGAAAATGAATGTGTTGTCAAGCCGGAAACGCCGGAGGAAATCTACATCAGAGAAGAAACGGAGGAAATGCTTTCAGCTGCCATGAGCAAGCTGTCTGAAGTACAACGCCGCCGCTTGGAGTTGCATTTTTTTGAAGGAATGAGGTACAGCCAGATTGCGAGAATGGAAGGAGTGACCGACGGAAGTATCAGCAATTCTATTGAGTCCGCGCTGAAAAAGTTGGGCCAGTTGAAAAAGGTAAAGCAGTTTAAGGAATAACCCCCCGCCCCTGTGCCGTCGTTTCCGAGCATAGAGGGTCGGCGGCACACCCATGAAAAAGCGGAGTGTGGCCACAACCACGCCCCGCTTTTTCGCGGCCTTCAGGCCGCGAGCCCCACGCAGGGCGTTCCCCCTCGGAGAGCCCACGAGACACTTTGCCGCGAAGCGGAAAGTGTCAGAGTGGGTCATATACTTCATCGAAGTATATGACTGCCGTCGTTCATGTTTTTGCATTATGTGTATATTTAGTTACATATTTGCTTTTTTGAGCCGCCACCCTCACCGTCAAAAACAATCGCCCAGCCGTCTTTCCAAGCTGTAAACATTTTTGCGAAATCTTTATCTTCTTTATTCTTTGCACCTATAGGCGTTAGTATCTGAACTGGCTCAACAATAATATCTCGTAAATTATCCGGCAGTTTGGCTTCAAAAATAACGAAGTCAAATATTTCAGTTTTTGTCTTCGAAGCAATAATATCAAGGCGATTCATTTTATCCCGTGCAATTTCAAAAATACGTTCTTTGAACTCACTTTTCATATGAGGGCCTAAGACAATACCAACTAATTGTGATGGCTGAAAATGAAAGAGTCGTTCTTGCTTTGTTAAGTGTACGTGCTCGCCAAAAAGCCATGGCATTGGTGACATCAGCAATATTCTTGACTCTTGTTCATAATCCCAGATTTCATGCTTTTCTAAGTACTGCCTTTTTTGGGACGAAACAAGTTTGATACGTGCGTCCTCATCCAAAGAGCAACCGGAAACGTGTTGCGGAAATCGTAAAAATGCATCACCAACAGATACATTCTTATTATAAGAAATATCCTCGAAGATAAAAGATTTAGGCAAATTCCAACCCATGCTCGGAGCTAGTCCATGTTCGGTCTTTCTGTTAATGGTTTCTTTCATATGTTGAGGGCATTGCCTCAATTCTCCACTAATTGACCTGAAAATCAGACAATATCCTTGATACATAGATGCATAATGCGACCACATAAGAAGATTATTGCATGTCTTCGAAAACGAAGCAAAGTAGCTTTCTTCAGGTTTGTACAAATCAATATATTGCTTAATAAGATCACTTAATCCCGTTGCAAATAAAATGTCTGGCGGATTTTGAACTTTAAGTAATGCATCGCGATAGTCAAAATTTAGAGCTTGAGAAAAAGTTAAAGGTGAAGTTCCAGCAAGTATTATAGCCAATGATTTTGCCCATTCAAGATAGTTTATTCCTTTGACATGAGACCATGCGCATTCCAATAGCCGAAACCATTTATCGGGGTCTGCCTCGAAAAAATAAAATGGCCTTCCATCGTATGGATCATTACATTCAGTTGTTGAGGCAAAGTATATTTCATCATATAGCAACTCTTTTATTGATAACTCACTTGCTGGACGGTAGCGATAATAAAGCATTTTATCACTCTTCCTTAAATAAGTTGTAATCCTTATTTATTATACAGCATTTTCCTCAACTTCACAATTCTTTCTCACATCGGGCCAAGTTCGAAGTGTTGACAAAGCTCCAAGAGGAAAGGCAAAAATGGTATATGGTATAATGAAGGCAAGGAAAAAGCAATGGGATGTGTATGAGAATGCTGACGGAACGAACCGGGGTACAAATAAAAATGCACTGTGTCACCATCGAGGATCTGGTACCGCAGGAACACTTTTTGCGCAGGTTGGAAAAGGCAGTAGATTTCAGCTTCATCTACGACGAGGTTCGGGATTTGTACTGCCCAGACAACGGTAGACCCGGAATCGATCCGGTAGTGCTGGTAAAATATCTGCTGGTGGGATATCTGTACGGTATCGAATCGGAACGTCGCATTGAGCAGGAGATTCAGGTGAATATGGCCTACCGGTGGTTCCTGGGGTTGGATTTGGATGATCGGGTGCCCGATCATTCTACAATTTCCCAGAATCGGCGCAGACGGTTTCATGGAAAAGATGTGTTCCGTCACCTGTTTGAACATATTTTGCATCTATGCATGGAAAAGGGACTGGTGGATGGAAAGATCATTCTGACGGATTCCACGCATGTAAAAGCGAATGCCTCATTTAAGGCGAATACGAAAGTACTGGCCCAGCGCGAGACAACGGACTATATGGAACGGCTGGATCAGTATGAAGCGGAGGAACGTGCGCGGCTGGAGTCATCCGGCGCCATCAAGCCGCAGCGCGCGGGGCGTGAGAAAAAGGAAAGCACAAAGGTGCAAAAGACGGTCAGCACCACCGATCCGGACGCTGGAATGCTGCAGCGGCCCGGAAAACCGGAAGGAATGCATTACCTGGATCATCAAAGCGTGGATGCCGCTCACGGAATCGTGGTGGATGTGGCAGTGACACCGGGAAACGTGAACGATTCGGAGCCATACCTGGGACGCATTGAATACATGCGGAAGCATTTGGGACTGGATATTCAAGCAGCCGGCGCGGACAGCGCCTATGGCACCAGCATGATTTACCGGGCGATGGACGATATGGGCATCCGGCTGTACACGCCCGCAGCAACGGGCGGGGCGACCTACAAGGTGGAGTTCAGGCGCGAGAATTTTCAGTATGATGCGGAAAAGGATTGTTTTATTTGCCCCGCTGGAAAACAACTGACACTACGGAATCTTGAGAGGGAGCACTACAACGTCTGCCGGGTATACAGAGCCGAAAAGAAAGACTGCCAGGCCTGCCCGATGCTAAGCAAGTGTGTAAGTGGCAGCCACCAAAGCCGCGCGATCCGAAAGAATATTTTTGAGGAATCCGTAAAAAAGCAGCGAGACACGGATGGTACATTCATCCACAAATATATCCTGAATCTGCGCCAGATTTGGTGTGAGGGCAGCTTTGCGGCCCAGAAATGGATGCACAACTTAAGACGTCTGTTCAGACGAGGAATAGAGGCGACGGAAGACCACTGCCTCTTGTCGGCGACCGCCTTGAATCTCAAACGCATGGTAGAGTGCCTGGGATAAGTCCCAAGGCGCTTCTTTTTTTGCCCGTTTCCCTGGACTTCTCATGGTTTCGTCTCGAATGATGGGGTTTGTCAACACCTCGAACTTGGCCCGAAGTGTGGAGCAAGATTAGAGGGCAGCACCATGCCGGTGCCGCCCTTTGGTGTTTCCCCACGGGACACGGGGAGGCTAAAAAAAATTCACATAGTTCAGGGAAGGAGACAATATGCCGGAAGGAACAGAAGCGGAGCGATACACATATCAGGTCAATAAAATCAACTTTGTTGTGACGCCGGTATATAAAGACCGGGGCGAAACAATCGCGGCGATCCTGTTAAAGCTCATGGAAGCCGATACGGAACGGGTTTGTGCGGCGGCGACATCCTTAACACGGGCGGGCGGAAGCGGTATACTATAAGTGTAAATACTGCTTGTTTGACTGCCGGAAAGGAGGCTGTCTTGATACAGTCAAACAATAAAAAACACAATATGGATACCGCCGCCCTGTACTGCCGTTTGAGCCGCGACGATAATCTTGATTGCGAATCCAACAGCATTACGAACCAAAAAGCTATTCTGAAAAAAGTTGCAAAGGAAAAAGGTTACGAGGATATTCAGGTTTTCGTAGATGACGGGATAAGCGGAACGACCCTCGACCGTCCCGGTTTTCAGCAGATGATAAAAGCGATTGAAGCGGGCTATCTCTCGGCTGTCCTTGTGAAAGACCTTTCCCGACTCGGACGCGATTATCTGAAAGTCGGCTATTATACCGAAGAATTCTTTCCCGCCCACGATGTACGGCTGATTGCCGTTTCGGACGGCGTGGACAGCGACGAGGGAGATAATGAATTTACCCCGTTCCGCAATATCATGAACGAGTGGTACGCGAAGGATATTCCCAAAAAGCGCCGCATCGTCAATAAGCTCAAAGGTAATTCCGGCGTTCCGCTTTCGCCCCCGCCCTATGGGTATAAGAAAGACCCTGACGACGCGAAACGCTGGATTGTGGACGAGGAAGCCGCCGTTGTCGTTCGCCGCATTTATCAAATGGCGCTTGACGGATACGGCCTTTCCGAAACCACCACCGCGCTGGCGCGGGACGGAATTCTCAATCCCATGTCCTACTGGCAAAGCAAAGGAATCAATCGTGGCGGGACAAAAAGTTCCGTTTTGCCCACGCAATGGGGACATACCACGATCAGAAAGATTCTGACCATGCAGGAGTATTGTGGCGACGTGATTAACTTCAAGACCTATTCCAAGTCGTACAAGATGAAAAAGCGTATTGCCAACGACGAGGAAAACCGAGTTGTATTTTCCAATGTCAACGAAGCCGTCATTGACCGGGCAACATGGGAGAAAGTTCAGAGCTTACGGCGCGGCACCCGTCGGAAGAAACCGACAGTCAGCGGCGAACGGAGCATTTTCTCGGGACTGCTGAAATGTCCTGAATGCGGCGGCAATCTCAACTATCATTTCAATCAGGGCAACCACGACATCAAATTTTTTAGCTGCTGCAACCATAACACCGGATACCGGAAATGCACCTCTACCCATTACATTCGGTTGGATTTTCTGGAACAGGTGGTCTTGCAGGAAATACGCCGCCTCACACAGTTTGCAGACGAATATGAAGATGACTTCGTGAAAGAGATCATCGGCCACTCGGCAAAAACGGCGGCCTCTGAACGGTCGTTGCGGCAAAAGGAGCTTGACGGTATGCTTGCGCGGGATAAGGAACTGGACACGCTTTTTGAACGGCTGTATGAGGACAACGTATCCGGGAAGATCAACGACGATCGGTTTGCCAAAATGTCCAAAAAGTACGAACAGGAGCAGGGAGAGAACGCCGCCAAAGTTAAGGCGCTCAAATCGGAGTTGCGGAAAGCGGGCGGACAGCTCATGACCGCCGATAATTTCTTGGAGACTATTCGCCGGTATACCGACGCACGGGAACTTTCACAGCGGATGGTCACGGAGTTGATCGACCACATCGACGTATATCACGCCGAAAAGGTCGGCGGGCAGACTGTTCAGCGCATCACCATTTTTTACAACTGCATCGGAGCCTTTACCGTGCCGGAGCGCGAGAGCATCCCGGAAACGGATGTACGCTTAAAAACGAGAAAAGGAGTAGCATTAAGCTACTCCCAAGCAAAAGCCGGATAAAAAACGGAGTGTCCTTAAAGGATACTCAGATCCTATAAGGACACTCCGCATGGTCCGAGTGGCGAGACTTGAACTCTGAATTTATACAGGAGTATAGCGGAAAAACTCGTTTAGTCGTCATTTAGTCGCCATTAAATTGTCTAAGCGTGCCGCGGCGTCCTGTACCATCTGCGGTTTCAAACTCATGTAGACTTCATGTATCATCTTGGCATTTGCGTGACCTACAAGCTGTATTGCCACGGCTTCCGGGATATTTGCCTCCGCAAGCATGCAGACATACTCATGCCGGAACTGGTGCGCACAGACATCGGCAACAACCTCGGCATGATGATATTTTACACGCTGACCGTGGCGATTTGTATAGCTGTAACTATGCTCTGTTGTATGCGTATAACCGTATTTCGCCCAAAAAGCTGTCCAGTGGTGCTTATACTGGGACGCCGTAAGGGGTTTATCCGCGCCACTCAAAATATAAGTGCTTTTTGGCAAAAAGCGTAACGGCTCTAACGCTTGTCGCAGCATGCTAAGCAGCGGTATTATACGGATCCCCGCTTTAGTCTTGGTATAGTCTACAATGTGTGCTACATTTCCCCGATATTCCGCTTGCTTTGATATTCTGATTGTCCCGGAATCAAAGTCTATATCTTGCATTTGAATCCCGCAGGCTTCTGCTCTGCGCTCTCCGGTACAAAGAAAAACGACGGCCGGCAAAGCATCCGAATCCATATAGTGGTTTTTGACTATTTGCACTTGCTCATCCGTGGGTGGCTCTCGTTTGCCACGGCGTAGACCATGTGGCATTTTTACAAGTTCTGCCGGGTTGCAGTCCCCGTGCCATTCTGGACTGCTTATCCATGTTCGAAAAATGGCATTGATAACCGTTTTTTGGTTGCTTACCGTCGTATGCGCTGATGTGCAAAGCGATTTCAAAAATTCGGAAATCATATACGGTTCAATCTCTCGCATGCGCTTAGTACCAAACTGCGCTACAGCACGGCGAATATTTGGCAGATATGCTTTCTGCGTACCGAACTTCATTTTGCGTACTTGTTCTTCATACTCTGCTGCAACCTCCGAAAATAATGGCCCTGACGTCAAGTCGAGCTTTTTTTCTTCGGCAGCAGCGATAGCGACATTACGCTTTTTAATAACTTCTTCCGGGATTTTTGATGAAAACGACCGACGCTTTCCATTTATCGTTTCACGCATTTCCCATGTTTTAGTGTTTTTATGAAAATACATTCCGTCTGTGATTTTTTTGCGCGGCATAATTACAGCCCTCCTATTGATTTTAGAGGGCTGAAACAGTATAATTACTTTGCGAGTTAATCGTACTATCAGCCCTGCTGATGGTGAGCCGCTTCATCCGGGCGCAACCGGTTGGAGCGGCTTTTTTATTTTACTGTTTCGGTGCTGTTGGAGCTGCCGGGGTCTGCGGTTTTGTGTAATCCTGCTTGAAAACGGAAATCAGAAACACAACCGCGAAAATAAGAGCAATAACGCCCCATACAACAAGGTCTTTGAAAATTCCGGTCGCGGTCACACCAATCAGGCCCGCAATTGCATAGATAATCGTAGCCGCAATCGTGCCACCTTTGGATGAACGAGCGACGATCCCCACAATGCCCGCAATAATAAAGAGGATTGCGAAAAATACGCCGGTTCCGCCGCTTGAATCTTTGGAGTTAGTAAGTGCACTGCCAACTCCCGCGGCGCACGATTGGAAAAGCACTACAAATGCCAGTACAATGGACACGATCCCCATAGACAATTTCGCTGTTTTCATACCCTATCTCTCCCTTACTTCAAAGCGGTAATATCGAATGTTTTTTCTAGCTTTTCATCATCCATGCTTATGACTTTTGAAACTTCTACTTCCACTTTTGATTTATCGTTTGACAGTTTATATGGACATTCGACTTCAAGGGAAGCACCTTTTTTTATCTCTTTCATATAATTTTCAGCGTTATACTGCTTGTCGTCGGAAAGCATAGCATCTTCAAGCTGTACACCATCTTGAAATGTTTTACCGATCAAGGCGGTTGCAAATGAAGTTGCTTTATCCGATCCGTTTGTAAATTTGTATTTTACCACAACCGCTTTTTTGCCTTCATAGTCCTTTGACAGCCGTGCCGATTCAATTACAACGGAATATTCGCCTATTTTCCCACTGTCTGACGCTTTCGATTCTACTTTTGATTCTGTCTTTGATTCAGTTTTGGCCTGTGCTTTTGATTCTGCCACAGTGCTGGGCGTGCTTGCCGACCCTGCCGAAGATAATGCAGCGCCAGACGAGCACCCCAAAAATGAAACCGCTATCATTGTCGCAAGGATTGTTGCAATTCCCTTCCTCATAATTACCTCTTTCCCTTGACAAATTATGCCAAGAAAGTATAATATTTTTGGGAGAATTCTCGCAAAGAACCCCGCCTATAGTCCACATGCCGTCGGTAGCAGCATGTGGACTTAATTTTTTATTGTAAATAAGTGCTATTTTTCTTTCCTATAATTGGATAATTTAATAATTACGCCTCCGCTGATTCGGCGGCATATTTACCACTGGAAATCAGATCGTCGGAATAGGATAACAGCTTTTGACGGCCTTCGGAATTAAGGGAGTGGAAATGAAATAAAAGGCGTTTTTCTTCGTCGGGGAAGTCGGCTGCGGACGGAGCGGCGGGAGAAACTTTTCTAATATTTCCTGTTTCAATGCTGTCAGGATCAATCTCGAGCGCATGGCAAACCTTCAATACAGTTTGAACTCCCGTCCCCCCTATTCCCTTCTTGAGCATTGAATCGATTGTAGAATACGGAACTCCAATTGCTTGCGTAAACGCTCTTACACTCTTATATTTTTGAATTATTATTGACTTTACTTGTTCCTCGATAGTCATTTTCAAAGGCTCCATTTCATCTGTTGAATAAACTATATTATAAACATTATTTGCGAAATTGCAATAGACATTTACGATATTTCAAAAATATTTTGCAAAATCCATTGACAATTCACGAAATAGCGGCTATCATATAGTCATGGTTCACGAAATTTAGTGAATTAGAAACGAGGTGATTAGATGTTTCCAAACTTAAGAGCTGAAATGGCGCGAAATAAAATTACATTAGACCAAGTTGCAGCAGAGCTTCACCTTAATGTATCCACCGTTTCTGCAAAGCTCAGCAATTATAACAGGCTGAAATATTGCGAATGTGCAACTATTAGAGACAAATTTTTTCCAAAACTCACAATTGATTATCTGTTCTCATCCGAATGTGAACCAAAATCCGCATAGCCCCCACGAGGTGAAAGGCAGGTGAAAAAGATGCCTCGTGAAAAAGAGCTTTTCGAACCGACACTTGAATCAATCCGCATCCGTGCAAAAGAACTTTACCCGAACAAACTCCTGTTTACCCGCCCGGAAGCGTCAAAAATCATGGGTACCTCGATCAGCACCCTGTACCGTCACGGCCTCGGCAGCAACATCACCGCCGAGCAGCTTGCGCGAACATTCGCTTGACCGGGCGGAGAAAGGAAGAAAGACAAAATGAAATGGACATCTGAAGAAATCTCAAAGCTCCGCGAGCTTGCGTTTGCGGAAAAAAGCAATACCGAAATTGCGGCAACGCTGCATAAAACGCTTTCGGACGTTTACGCCGAGCGGAGTCATTTGGGAATTACCATCCCGAAGGTCGCCGCGGCGAAGGGCAAGGAACCGGTTCCGGCCGTTACTCAGCAGGGCAGCAGGACCGATAGAATCATCAAGGCGCTTCGGACGCACGGGGTTGGCTGCACCGCCTGCGGTTACGAACACAACTGCCGCCGGGATGGATGCGCACTGATGCGGATAGCTGCGGACGAGCTGGAACGGCTGGAGGGACAAGCCCATGAATAAATCACCTGCGCCCCCATTTTAGCGCGGAGAGGGAAAATTTACAAGATTGGAGGGACAACCCATGAAAGCAACAGGTATCGTTCGCAGGATCGACGACCTCGGACGCATCGTAATCCCAAAGGAAATCCGCAAGACACACGGTATTAAAGAGGGCGACCCGATGGAGATATTCACAGACGGCCGCGACAGTATCGTTCTGAAAAAGTACCAGCCGGACACATGGACAAGCGACGAGCTGCATGACGCGCTCGTAAGAGTATGCAATGAAACCTGCAGGGAGCCGGTGGATTATCTGAACGACGTGAGAAAAGAGGCGAAAAGTTGATGAAATATTTAGGAGAATTTGCCACGAAGGAAGAAATCCAGATCATGAAAGACGCCGCTAATCAGCCGTATATCATGATCGGAAGCAGTTTTCCTGATAGTCCGCAGGAAGTTTGTCACAAGTTAGCACTTTCCCACGGGCTGCCCGAAATTCCCGGATATTACGGTTGCGATTTGCGTACCGGCGAATTTGTTTCAATGTAAGGAGGCTAAAAGCTGATGGATGAACTGAAAGCGCCGGGCTTACTCGAAACAGCGAAAGCAAATCTAAGCTATATTCTGCGCGATATCAACGAGCGCGACAAGATTTTCCTGTATGTAAAAACCGCCCAATTTGCATTAAGTCAGTACGAAAAGGGTTGGCGCACCATCGCGGAAAGTGAGGCTAAAGACTGATGGATGAACTGAAACCGTGCGATTTGCGGACAAAATCCGGAAATTGCATTATAGGGTGTCAGCCCTGTAAGAATGTCGATGTGGAAACGTGTGCCTGCATTAGAAAAGCCTATGATGGCGGATACGGCGATGGGATGCTTGCTGCCGACCGCCGCGCCGCCCCGGAAATAAGGGCACTGACGCTGGAACAGGTAAAGCAACTAAAACCCGGAGATACCGTTACTATCTTACATTCGGGTAGGATTAGGCGTATAGACGGCGAATCATTTGAAACACAATCCTCTATGTGGGGATATGGTGACGTAGCAGACGGCACGGTCAGAGTTTACGCCCGCAAGCCGGAAGGGAGCGAAACACCGTGAAAGTCGAATATGTGCAAAATCTTGACGACGAAGACATCAAAAAGCAGTGCGCGTTCGGGCTTGCGGACATATGGAGCAAGTACGAGGCCGCAAAGGGCCGTAAAGATACGCGAACCATGCGTTGGTACGCAAAAGATTTTCAAGCTGTGAGCAATTTCCTGTACCAAACGCTCGGATGGACATTCCGAGATGATTCGCACGACGGGGTAGTGTGGGACATAACCGGGCATGAGCAATACGACTTAGGTGCGATTGAGGGATATGGCAAGATGCTTGCAGAACTTAATGGTGCAGAAATTTGCCCGTTCTGCGGGTCTTTGCTCAAGCCGGAAGGGAGCTGAAACATCATGAACCGCATTACCAACTATTTTATCCGCCGCCGTATCCGCAAGGCCAAACGTATCATCGACAAGCGCAAAGCAGCAGGACGCAAATACATAAGGAGGCAGATCAACCATGCGTGATCCGTGCAAATATTGTCCAGGCGAGCCGCACAAAAGTACCTGTCGGCATAACTGCAAAACTTATAAGGCGGTCGTCAAAGAGGATACCCGCAAAGGTCTGATCGAAATTGGCAGGGCAGCGCACGACCGGATCGTCCGGGCACAAAAATAGCCGCTCTCCTGCTGGAACAGGAAAAGCGGCATGGAAGTACATATCACCAAAAGTATAACGACATAAGGAGGATTTGTCAAATGCTAAATGAAGCGGAACGCGAAGTTATTCGACGGCAGTACCAGCGTTACCGGAAGGTCAACGTCCCGGCCGACGCCCGGCAGCTTACCGCAAAATGGGCGGAACGGGCCAGGGGAATCCCACGGGAAGAGACGAGGAAGGTGATTTGTGATGCCGCCCTTAACCCGCCAATGCCCCGTGTGCGGAAGCATTGATATTATTGCCGGACGGTGCCCGCACTGCGGCAGCCCGGCGGAACAGGAGGAAGATCATGAAGAATATGAAAATGACAGTCACCGGGGATCACTTACTGATTGATGTCGACCTGCGGGAACACGGGGAACCATCCAAAAGCGGAAAATCCATTATCCTTGCATCATCTGAGGGAAACAAGGACGTTCCCGGTGCACCGGGCGTCAAAATCGGCATGAACATCTACAAGCCAAAAGAATGAAGGAGGAAACGAAAATGTCAGCAACCTTTACACTGGAAATCCAGTTAGCCCCGAACGTTGAAAAACTTTTGAACGAGCTAATTGCTGTGCTGTCCCCAAAAGCCGTCGTTTACAACCAGCAGCTTCCACCGCAATCGCCCGCGGAACAGGCGGCACGCATGAGGGCGCAGCAGACTCCGGCACCGATGCCACAGCGGCCCGCGCCTACATACGTTCCACAGCAGTACCGGCCACAGCCGGGCCCTACACCGGCGGCCCCGTATGCGACGGGCAGTGCACCCGTTGTCCCTACGGCCCCGCACGCTGCCCCTATCCGTAACCCACAGCCTGCGCCGGTAAACCCTACACTGGCCGCCCCGATGCCGAACAACCGGACGACGGGTGCGGCCAATACGGTCCCCGTTGCCGGACCTGCGCCGTCACAGCCTGCCCCTATTGCCCCCTCAACTAACCCTACACTTGCTGGGTCGTCGACTGCGCAACCGGCGGCAGCCCCGTCTAATCCTGCGCCGGTAGCAAGTGCCCCGGCCTATGAACTGGACCAGCTCGCGCGGGCAACGGCGACGCTGGCAGATGCGGGGAAGATGCAGCAGATCCAGCAGCTTTTCAGGCAATTCGGCATCCAGCAGCTAACGGCGCTCCCTAAAGAGCGGTATGGGGAATACGCGACGGCACTGCGTCAGCTGGGGGTGCGTGTCTGATGGCGGAACGCAAGCACGCGATTCTTCCGGCTTCCGGCGCCGCTCGCTGGATGACCTGTACACCCTCGGCGCGGTTGGAAGAGCAATTCCCCGACACCGGCAGCGAATACGCTGCCGAGGGAACGCTCGCCCACAGTATGGCGGAACTCAAGGTCCGGAAGAAATTTGTAGAACCCATGGGGCCGAAGAAATGCAATACCCGGCTGAACAAACTGAAAAAGGCCCCACTCTACCAGGACGAAATGGATCGGTATACCGATGACTACCTCGATTATGTTTCCGGCGTTGTCATGTCCTACAAAACCGCGCCTCATGTTGCAGTAGAGCTCAAACTTGACCTGTCCCGATATGCCCCCGAGAGCTTCGGCACCGGCGACTGCATCGTCCTTGGCGGCGATACGCTGCATGTGATCGACTTCAAATACGGCAAAGGTGTCGTCGTGGACGTCGAACACAACCCACAGCTTATGCTTTACGGCCTCGGCGCGCTGGACGCTTACGGCCTGTTCTACAATCCATCGCGTGTCATCCTGACAATCTTCCAGCCGCGCGCGGAGGGCGACACAGTCAAGGAGTGGGAGATTTCCCGCGACGAGCTTGTCAACTGGGGCGTGTTCACCGTCCGACCGGCGGCGCAGCTCGCATTTGACGGCAAAGGTGAATTCAAGCCCGGTGAATGGTGCCGGTTCTGCCGGGCAAGGGCACAGTGCCGGGCGCGGGCCAACGTCAACACAGCGCTGGAAGACTTCGGTACACCGAACAGCAAGACGGAAACCGGCAAGTTACCGTTGCCGCCGCTCCTGACTGACGCCGAGGTCGGCGAAGTCCTCTGCAAAGCGGTTGATCTCGAAAAGTGGGCGACGGACCTTAAAGAATACGCGCTCTCCGCCGTGCTGGCTGGCAAGGAAATCCCCGGCTGGAAAGCCGTCGAGGGTCGCAGCAAACGCGAATTTGACGATATGGCGGCTGCATTCGACGCCATTAAGGCTGCCGGAATCGACGAAGCAATGCTTTACGAAAGAAAGCCTTTAACTCTGGCCGCTGTCGAAAAGGAAATCGGCAAAGGCAAATTTGCAGAGATCGCTGGAACCCATGTCGTCACACCACCCGGCAAGCCCACGCTGGCACCGGAATCAGACAAACGGCTGCCGTATAATCCAAAACCCACAGCCGCAGAAGATTTTAAGCCCAATACTTAAAAATAAAGGAGAAAAAGAATTATGCCTAACAACGGTAACGCAAATCATGTAGTCCTCCGCAACGTCCGTCTGTCTTATACCCACCTTGACAAGCCCTACGCCTCTCAGCCGGGACAGGAACCGAAGTACAGCGCGACGATCCTTGTTCCGAAGCAGCCGGGCGACAACAAAGCGCGGATGGACGCCGCAATTGCTGCCGCCACGCAGAAAGCCATTGAGAAGTACGGCAAGGCGTTTCCAGCGACACCGAAGGTCAGCGTCCACGACGGCGATGGCGTCCGTCCGTCAGACGGTCAACCGTTCGGCGACGAGTGCAAAGGGTGCTGGGTATTTACCGCGTCCAACAAGCAGCCGGTTACCGTGGTAGACCTCAACCTACAGCCGATCCTCGATGCAACGCAGATTTATTCTGGAATGTTCGCCAACGTCGGTGTGACATTCTTCGGCTACTCTGCCCCACAGAATAAGGGCATCGGTGTCGCGCTGGACAATGTCCAGAAAACCGCAGACGGTGAACCACTCGGCGGCACCCGCGCGAGTGCCGAAGACGACTTCGGCGGACTTGATCAGCAGGCCCCGGCTCCGGCAGCTACATACCCGGCCGCACCCGGCAGCACGCCGAACATTCCCGGACCTTCTCAGACTTACCCGAATTATGCTCCGCAGGCTCCCGCAGCTCCGCAGTACGCAGCGCAGCAGCCGGCAGACATGCCGCAGGGATACCCGCAGGCCCCGGCGCAGGGTTATGCCCCGCAGCCTCAGCAGGGATATCAGACGTATGCTCCGCAACAGGGAGCTGCACCGCAGTATCCCGGATATCCGACACAGCAGTATTAATCCGTTCCCCCTGGGGCCATCGTATAAGGCCCCGCCCCGAAAATCCATGAAAGAGGAGAAGATTAAATTTGAAAAACCTTTTAGGCTGTCACTTTGGACGTCTCACAGTCATTGGCTACGCCGGTAAAGACAAAGAAAATCATTCCAAATGGCTCTGCAGATGCGAATGCGGAAATAGCACCGCCGCGACCGGGTATAACCTCGAAGCAGGAAAGATTCTTAGCTGCGGTTGTCTGCGTCGTGAGCAGGCAGGAAGGCTAAATTACAAGGACGGCCGCTCAAACACACGTTTGTACTCCATTTACCGCAATATGCTTTTGCGAACTGAAAATCCGAAAGTGGATTGTTTCAAATTCTATGGTGGTCGTGGTATAAAAATCTGCTCAGAATGGCGGCATGATTTTCAAGCGTTTCGTGCATGGTCGCTCTCCCATGGATATCAAGAAAACCTTTCTATCGACCGTATTGACAATGATAAAGGATACTCCCCCGAAAATTGCCGATGGGTAACAGATAACGCACAGTTCAACAACCGCAGGAGTAATTGTGCCATAACATTCCGGGGCGAAACAAAAACGAAAGCAGAATGGGCGAGAGCAATAGGGATTGACTATCATACCCTTTGTACTCGATTAAATGACGGGTGGTCCTTTGAACGAGCAATTTTGACACCCGCAAAAAAGGGGACGAGAACGGCTTGAACCATCTCCACCTTGACGTTGAGACGTTTTCGTCTGTCCCCATTGGAAAAGCCGGGTTGTATAAATACACCCGATCACCCGACTTTCAAATTTTATTATGCGGGTACAGCATTAACGACGGACCCGCACGGGTCCTCGACTTAGCCACCCAAAAACAAGATACCACATCTTTTAATGACAATCTCCAAAAACTTCTGTTCTCCTCTGATTACATAAAAACGGCGTATAACGCTGCTTTTGAGATTTCATGCTTTACGCAACATTTTAAATTGTCTGATATCCAATTCCATGCGTGGCTTCCGCAATGGCGCGACACGATGCTCCATGCGTTGTACTGCGGATACCCTGCAAGTCTGGATGCTGCTGGCAAAGCTCTCGGCCTACCAGAGGATAAGCGCAAACTGACGACGGGTAAGGCACTGATAAAACTATTTTGCACACCGCATACACCGACCGACCGCGATCCGCGAACACGAATCCGTCCGCAGGACGAACCGGAGAAATGGGAACTTTTCAAGACCTACAACGCGGGCGATGTCACGGCAGAACAGGAAATCGAGCGGCGGCTATCGCCGTTCCCGGTTCCCGGTGACATCCAGCATCAGTGGGAGACTGACCTCCGTATCAATTCCCGTGGCGTCGGGCTTGACCTTGATCTGATCCATGGCGCACTGGACTGTGACGATACCGTTTCCCGTCCGCTGATCGATGAGGCCCGGCAGCTTACCGGCCTGCAAAACCCGAATAGCCTTGCGCAAGTGAAGGGTTGGCTGCAGAGGCGTGGATATGATGTCTCAACGCTCCGCAAAGACGACGTGACGACGCTGCTGGACAAGGACGATCTGGACGACGACACCCGCCGGGTGCTGGAAATCCGGCAGAAACTCGGAAAGACCTCGGTCAAGAAATACGTCGCCATGGAACAGGCGGCTTGCTCTGACGGCAGAGTCCGGGGAACGCTCATGTTTTATGGTGCCAACCGTACCGGACGATGGGCGGGCCGGATTATCCAGCCACAGAATCTTCCTCGGACATACATCCACGGCGGCATGCTCGACTTCGCCCGCGAGCTCGTGAAAGCCCGTAAAGTGGAAAACCTGAAGCTGATTTACGGCAGCGTTCCCGACACGCTCTCTCAGCTTATTCGCACAGCGCTCGTACCGACACCCGGTAATTTGTTCGTTGACGCAGATTTCAGCGCCATAGAGGCGCGTGTCGTTGCGTGGCTAGCTGGACAGACCGATACGCTGGACGTCTTTCGCAGTGGAAAGGATATCTACTGCGCAACCGCTTCCCGCATGTTCGGCGTCCCGGTTGAGAAGAATGGCGTTAACAAAGAATTGCGGCAAAAAGGAAAGATAGCAACCCTCGCGCTCGGATACGGCGGCAGCAGCGGCGCCCTGATTAATATGGGCGCTCTGAATCAGGGCCTGACCGAAGAAGAACTCCCGGATATCGTCCGGCGCTGGCGGGAGAGTAATCCCCGAATCCGCGACCTGTGGTACAAAGTGGAGAATGCCTCGCTCGAATGCGTCAAAACAGGTAAACCACAGGGTGTCCGGGGACTGCTTTTCGCCATGGAGGGCGATCAAAGTACGAATCAGTGGTTTATGACTGTCACCCTGCCGTCGGGCCGGAAACTCTACTATGCAAAGCCATACATAACACTGGGGCAGTACGGCGACGCGTTGCACTATTGGGGCATGAACCAGACGTCGCACAAATGGCGGACCATTGACACATGGGGCGGCAAGCTCGTTGAAAACTGCGTACAGGCAATCGCCCGTGACTGCCTCGCCGAGAATATCGAACGGCTGGAAGCTGCCGGATACCCGATTGTAACGCACATCCACGATGAAGTAGTAATTGACTGCCCGAAGGAAAAGGCAGACCTTGACGCCGTTGTAAAAATCATGAGCCAACCAATCCCGTGGGCTTCCGGATTACCCTTAGGCGCGGATGGGTGGGTCGGGGAATATTTCACAAAGGAATGATACTATGCAAGCTCCAACAGAATCTATGGTACATGACGTGCTCGAAAAAAGAACAAGTTTATGGGATACATTAACAAGGTTAGCCGGTAATGCCCAATTTACTGAGAATGCCTATAGATACGACAAGACAATTGATCATGTCATAAAATCCACAAAATACTGGATCGAGAGAGGACTAAACCTAAATTTCCAACTAAACTATTTGCCCTATGCACAATATTGCGGCTCACGATATTACAACCAAATCGCTGAATGGCAATTTTCTAAGCATTACGGAATCGGACATTATTAAATCCAAAAGTGAAGGAGTGATTTGCCAAAATGCTCCAAAATGACCGACAAATAACCATAAGCGCCGGGAACAGCCGCAACGCGACGCGCTGGCCGCTGCAAACCCTGTTCTGGTCGGAGCTCGTCGAACGCCTGCACGTCCCCGCCCGCGGCACGGAAGCCCTCGCCACTTACCTGAAACTAACAAAGCCGAAGCAGGACGCGCTGAAGGACATCGGCGGGTATGTCGGCGGCATCGTACATAACGGCGGGCGCCGCAAAGGCAACGCCATCGATGGCCGCGACGTGCTGACCCTCGACCTCGACCATATTCCCGCAGGCGGGACGGACGATGTCCTCCGTCGTGTGGATTCCCTCAGCTGCGGATACTGCGTTTACTCGACTCGTAAGCACTCCCCGGACGCGCCGCGCCTGCGCGTTCTCCTGCCACTGGACCGCACGGCAACGGCGGACGAATACGAACCGATCGCCCGCAAAGCCGCGGAGTTAATCGGAATCGAACTCTGCGATCCGTCGACGTTCGAAGCTTCACGCCTCATGTACTGGCCGTCATGCTGTGCCGACAGTCAATATGTTTATACCTACGGGGACAAGCCATTTCTGTCTGCTGACGGGATGCTGGCGCTCTACACGCAGGCCGGGCAGGACTGGCACGACGTCAACGTTTGGCCGCAAGTGCCGGGCGTGACGGATAATCACAAACGCCTTGCCGCGAAGCAGGGCGACCCGACGGCAAAACCCGGCGTCGTGGGTGCTTTCTGCCGGACATACAACATTTACTCCGCAATGGAGAAGTTTCTCCCGGGAGTCTATGCGCCCGTTGACAACAGCACGGACCGGTACACTTATGCGGCGGGCAGCACGACCGGTGGTGCGATCGTCTACGATGGCGGAACATTCCTGTTCTCACACCATGCCACGGACCCGTGCGGCGGGCGGCTTGTCAATGCTTTCGACCTCGTCCGCCTGCATGTGTTCGGCGATCAGGACGACGCGGCAGAACCGGGCACGCCGACAAACCGACTGCCGTCGTACACCAAGATGTGCAAGCTGGCCGTCGCCGATCAGGACGTCGCCGCCCTACTGAACCGGGAGCAATATGAGGCCGCAACACGGGATTTTTCCGGTGCGCAACCAGACAATACCGAAGCCCCGGAAGATTGGATGGTAAAACTGCAAAGGAATAAAGAGTCAAACGCCGTTCTCAAAACAGCCGACAACCTCCTGATTATCCTTGAAAACGACCCGCTGATAAAAGGCCGTATTCTATACGATGAATTCGCAAAACGCGGTATCGCGGCGGATACCATGCCATGGGACCTGACGCATCCGGGCTTCCGTACCTGGAACGACAACGACGACAAAGGAGCACGATGGTATATGGAAAAAGTTTATGGAATCACCGGCAAGGACAAAGTCACCGATGCGCTCGGCCTTTGTGGGAACAACCACTCTTATAACGAGGTAAAGGACTATCTGCACGGCCTTTCATGGGATGGCATGCCACGGCTCGACACCCTTTTTATCGACTACCTCGGCGCTGCCAATAATGAATACGTCCGTGCTGTCACGCGAAAGTCATTCACGGCGGCCGTCGCCCGCGCTCTAGACTCCGGGTGTAAATACGACACCATGCCAATTCTGACGGGGCCGCAGGGCATCGGCAAGTCGACGCTGTTACGGAAGATGGGCCACAAATGGTTTACGGACGGCCTGAAGACCTTCGAAGGGAAAGAAGCCTGCGAGATTATCCAGGGCGTCTGGATCGTAGAAATCAGCGAACTGGAAGCCTTTAACCGGTCGGAAGTCGGACGGATCAAGCAATTCCTCAGTCAGCAGGTTGACCGTTTCCGCGCGGCGTATGGCCGTCATGTGCAAGAATGCCCGCGCTGCTGCGTGTTCTTCGGCACGTCCAATAACGGCGAATATCTGCGTGACCCGACGGGCGGCCGTCGGTTCTGGCCGGTGGACCTCGCGGTCACGCAGCCGACGAAAAGTGTATTCAAAGACCTCGACGGAGAAATTGACCAGCTATGGGCGGAAGCCGTGGTACGCTGGAAACTCGGCGAACCGCTGTATCTTTCCGGGGACGTGGAAAAGGTTGCAAAAGAGGAGCAGGAAGGGCACAGAGAGCACAGTACCCGCGAGGGGATTATCCTTGATTTTCTCGACCAGAAGGTGCCGGAAGGCTGGGAAAGCATGGGCCTGCAGCAACGGCTTATGTATTGGAACGGAGGCGAGAAATCCCCTGATTTGAAACTGGTAGAACGTCAAAGGGTTTGTGCGTTGGAAGTTTGGTGCGAAGCGCTTGGCAATGATTTGAGGATGATCCGGAATTCGGATTCAGCGGAAATTAATGCGATTATTGCTATGCGGCCGGAATGGAAAAGGCTGAAAAATCCGGCGCGCTTTGGCTATTGCAAATGGCAGCGGGGCTTTGAAAAACAATGTGACAAACTCATGTGACAATCGGTGACAATTTCCGAGATTGTCACACAAACATGTGACAATGTGACAATCATGTGACAAAGTTTGTCAACAGAAAAACCCGCATGAATCCTAAAGAAAAGGCCATTTGTGACAATGTGACAATCTTTCTAATATTAATAATAAAATAGAGAATTTGAGCGTAAAATGCCCGCCTGTCCGCCTAAATGCGTAATGTGTCCGCGTGTGTGTGCAGGTGCGCGCGTTAGAGTCTCTATAGAGTATGGAGGAAAAAAACGAAATGCGTGAAAGTACGATTGAAGCATATCTCCGTGACCGGGTGAAAGAGCTGGGCGGAAAAGCGTACAAGTTCGTCAGCCCCGGCAATGACGGCGTTCCTGACAGGCTGGTATGTTTACCCGGAGGCCTTGCGATTTTTGTGGAGCTGAAAGCACCAGGAAAGAAACCGACAAATATGCAGAGGTTCCAGCATGGAAAATTACAAGCCCTTGGTTTTTCGGTTTGGGTTATCGACAGCAAAAGTATGGTGGACAGTTTCATCATGGATTGTAGAGAAAGAGAGGTGATGCCGAAATGAAGTTCATACCACATACCTATCAAGTCTACTGCATTGACCGCATCGTACATATGCCAGTCCCCGGTCCGGGGCTGGGATGTTATCTCGATATGGGCCTTGGGAAAACAGTAATCACCCTGACCGCTGTAAACGACCTGAAATATAACCGTTTCGCCGTCCGCCGGGTTCTGGTAATTGCACCGAAGAAAGTCGCCGAAGCAACCTGGACGCAAGAGGCTGAAAAGTGGGATCACCTGAAACTGCTGCGGATCCTGCCGGTACTAGGCAGCGTACAGAAACGGGTGCGAGCGCTGAATACGCCGGGTGACGTGTATGTGATAAACCGGGAAAACGTCCAGTGGCTTGTCGACTATTACCGGAATGACTGGCCGTTCGACATGGTTGTTATCGACGAATCGTCCAGCTTCAAGAATCATCAGGCGAAGCGCTGGAAGTCCCTTACCTGGGTGCGGAATAAGATTTCCCGGATAGTGGAACTGACCGGCACACCGGCGCCGAACGGACTGATCGATCTATGGGCGCAGGTTTATCTTCTGGACGGCGGGGAACGTCTCGGGAAAACGATCGGCGGATTCCGGCAAAGGTATTTCGATCCCGATCAGAGGAACGCACAGCAGATATTTTCTTACAAACCGAAGCAGGGCGCCGGAGACAGTATTTACGGGAAGATCGGCGATATCTGCATCAGCATGAAAGCGTCGGATTATCTGGAACTGCCGGAGCTTGTCTATGACGATATTCCGGTGCAACTGGATCCGAAAGCAAAGGCGGCGTATAAAAAGCTGGAACGCGATATGCTGCTGGAAGTCGACGAGAACGAGATCACGGCGACCACGGCGGCGACATTAGGGAACAAGCTGCTGCAGCTTGGTAACGGGGCCGTGTACGGCGAAGACAAGCAGGCCGTGGAGATTCATCAGTGCAAAATTGAGGCGTTTCTCGAAACCGTGGAAGCCCTGCAGGGGCAGTCTGTGCTTGTCGGGTATAATTTCAAGCATGACCGGGATAGGCTGCTGAAAGCCCTGACTAAAAGCGGTCTGCGGGTGCGTGTCTATCAGGGGCCGCAGGACGCGGACGACTGGAACAGCCATAAGATCGACGTCCTTTTAGCGCAGCCGGCCAGTGTGGCGTATGGACTGAATCTTCAGGATGGCGGAAATCATATCATCTGGTTTGGCCTGAATTGGAGCCTGGAACTGTACCAGCAGTTTAATAAGCGCCTGCATCGGCAGGGGCAGAAAAACCGGGTGTTTGTCCACAATTTGATTGTGCAGGGCAGCATGGATGAGGACGTCATGGATGCGCTGCAGGGCAAAAGTTCAACGCAGGAAAGCCTTTTAAGGACACTGCGGGTCAGAATTGAGAAAGCAAAGGAGGAAAAATCGGCATGAGAACGAAAGATTGTCTTGAACAGTACGCGGCACTGCGGGCCGAAACGGTCCAGATCATGAGCGAGATCAGCAAGTTGACCTCAAAGCCATCACACTTTGCGCAGGATAGCGTGTGGGCGTCTCCAGCGCACGAGCCGTATCAGAACATGCCTATCCCGGTTTGCGGCAATGTGCAGGGTGCGGCGGTACAGAAGGAAATGCAGCGCCTTGTCAAGCGTTATGGTGACATGCTGGTCGATCTTGCCCGGCAGCGTAATACTGCGGAGGATTTTCTCCAAACGGTTCCGAGCGCGACGGACCGGGTGATCCTTCGGTATCGGTACATAGACGGGATGGAGTGGAACGCTATCGCCGATAAATTGGACGATGGGAGCACAATGGACAGCGTGCGGAAGCGGGCAAAAAGATTTTTTGAAAAAAATTAGCAAATGTCCGGTATGTCCGTTGTCAAGATGCTACACTTAGTACAGTGCAAAGTGTATCAATACAACACGTTGCAAAAACCCATTGACATTCCTCCCTCCTAAAGCGTACTGCCTGATGGTTCAGGTGGTACGTTTTTTCATAGCATTCGCCTGAATGGAGCAATTTCTACGCTTTAAAGAGGGTATAATGGAATTAGCCATAAAGCGGTAAATTTCGACAAATTATTGAAATCTTTCTTCCAATACGACGCTAATTGTACTATAATGCAATTAACAAATATTGGGGGAGGAATATTTATGGCAGTATTGTCTTTGTCCGCATACAAATTTCAAATTACTCATTTTAATAAGGAAAGAAATACGACTCAGTATTATCCGCTTAACAATGTTGAGGGAAAGTCAATAATTACTGTTATCCAAGAATTTTGCAATTGTTTTAAGGATTACGAGAGTAATCAACAGGAGAAAAAAGTTTTTAAATCTGAGGCGCTTTCTAGTTTCGAAGAATATGATAATGGCCAGAAAGAGCTTAATTTTTCAGCAATGATGGGAAGAATAAACTCCGGAGAATGGGGGTATACAAGCGACATAGTAGATCCTGAAGATGGAAGCGTTGTTTTTACAAAGCCAAAAGACTGTGCTGATGTATTACCATTTCTATTTTCTGTTGCGATTCCTTATGAAGATCCTGAAGCAGTTGTGGGAATAATAATGCTTCAAAACTTGGGCGTTTTTGGTATAAAAACAGCCTTTCTCAAACATCTTAGGCAATATTTCGCAGAAAATTACTCAGATGTCGATCTGGAAATCTCTTCGCTATGTCCATCAGTATTTGCTAGACACATCCTTGAAAATGGTCAAATTAAAGAAATAAGACTAATTAGAAATCTGATCCCAGCAGACGAAGCAGACAGATTAGGGCTATGTGATTATTCAGGGTATACAGAATGGAGATATTCGAACGTCTCAGGACTTAGCCATGATAAGATAAAAAGTTTGGAAGACTTTGTTGCTGGAAAAACAAGTGATATACGTGAAATAATTCAGATTCCCCAAATGCCATATGACAATGTGAAATTCACGGTTAGGCGGGGCCACAAAAACATAACTTTAAATTTGAACAACATTTCCAATTTAAACGTAGCAGAAGAAGTATCAAATGCTGCCTTAGGAGAAGATGGTCATCCCGTACCGGATAAATTCCAGCAGTACTTTTCTCAAATGTATAAAGACTATGCCCCATATGTTAGCTTCCGCTTATAATGATTTATTGGAGGTAGGAAAATGTTAGCAGCCGTTATAGTGCTTTTATTTATTGTTATAGTATTTATAAAAGTATGCGTTAACGGTAAAAGCTTCTTTAGTGTTAAAAGTATTTTACAGTATTACATGACCATTTTTGAGAAATCACAAGATGAATCGGATAAATTTGATGTAGAACATCCTAAGATACATTACCAATGTGAGCCAATATTTTTCAATTTTGTTTTTCCTACAATATTTGGAATTATTCTTGGTATAATTAAGCCGATTGACAATGGAATCGTTACATTCATGTCTACGGTTGTTTCAATTTGGATTGCAATACTATTTGCATTAATCGCAGTTATTCAGTCATTAGCTAAAGAAAAATTAGGTGAAACCTTTTATTTAGTCGTCAAACAAGCATATGCAACCGTAATGTTTGAATGTTGTATTTCCGTTTTTACGGTAGTACTTAGCTTTGCATATGTAATTTTATGTCCGGGAGAAAATGCTGGTGGAGCGTCATGTGCGGTACCATTTGTTGTAATTGTGTTGCATTTTTTAAGTATAGTAATATATTCTTTACTATTTATTTTGTTTTTAACAATGTTCATGATATTCAAAAAATGTAATGCCCTTTTGGGAGAAATAATAAAGTCAAATGAAGTACAAAAACGCGATGTTACGCTAATTAATATTTTGAAATCTGTAAAGAACATCGAATCTAAATTAAATGATAATAAGGGGACGAACAATAAAGGTAGTAAGTAGTTTTATTTTTAGCGTCCTTCACTTCTTGTCATCCATTTTTATGCCAAAGGAAAAGCAGAGGATTATTCGTCCTCTGCTTTGCAGTATTCGGTGATGAACTTTTTAATTTCCGCTGTCGGTGTCGTGCCACGTTCGGCACATTTGGTTTTGAATGCTTCCAAAACTTCCGGCCGCAGATCAAGCGGGAACCGGACGTAATGGTTGCGCAAATGCTTTTTCTGAGCGGCATATTTATCCTTTCCTTCTATTTTGAATCACCTCCACAATGTCCCAGACCAACACGATTGCAGTCAAGCCGATGGCAAACCATGAAAGCCAGTCAAAGCCGTGCTTGATCGCGTAAATGATGTTTGCCAAAGTAAGCAAATACAGGGGAGCATTTTTCAAAATTCTCTTGCACATAATCAATTGGGCGGGTATAATAAAGGGAGCTTGGGGAGCTTTCGCTCCCCTTCGCCCTTAGCCCTTTAGCAACTGGTGGATTACCAAGATGATGTTTGCAATTCCTGCGAGGATTTCGACTATCTTCTTGATTTCGTCCACTTGCTTTCGGGCTTTTTCTTTTTACTCACCCATTCGTTCATCTCCTTTCTGTATTTATTATATCATATACGGACGTATATGTCAATGCTTTTGACCTGAACCCCGAAAACTGAGCCAATAGAAAAGTTAGTCACAATATGATAAAATGCAAATGGAGTGATTAACATGAAAAAACGGTTCAGTGAGGAACAAATCATCAGAATTCTAAAAGAGCATGAAGCAGGGAAAAAGGCTGCGGATATTGTTCGGGAATACAATATTTCGGAACAGACATTTTACCGTTGGAAAAGCAAATACGGCGGAATGGATGTCAGCGAGGCAAAACACCTAAAACAGTTGGAAGAAGAAAACCGCCAATTAAAAGAGCTGGTGGCTAATCTCTCCCTGGATAATCATATTTTAAAGAACGTCATTGCAAAAAACGGATAAAGCCTGCCGAGAAGCGTCGCATCGCGAAAGAGATACAGCAAACATATCAGCTGAGTGAGCGCAGAGCGTGCAGGCTATTGGATTTGGGACGGAGCAGCAAACGATATGTTCCGGTGGATAAAACGGAAGATAAAGAAATAACAGACCGGTTAACACGATTGGCAAGTCGATGGAAGCGTTTCGGTTACCGACGTCTGCATGTTATGCTCCAACGGGAAAACATCCATATTAACCATAAAAGAACATATCGGCTGTACAAGGAAGCCGGATTGGCCTTGAAAAAGCGGAATAAAAAGAAGAAATATGAAAAGCGTGGGATGCCGGACAGGACAACATTGTCGGTAAATTCCAGATGGTCAATGGATTTCGTTTCAGATCGTACCCGGTCTGGGAACCACATTCGGGTTTTAACTGTAATTGATGAAGCCACACGGGAATGCCTGGCATTGGAAGTGGACAGTTCCCTCTCAGGGAAAAGAGTTGCAGCTGTACTCAACCGCATTGCCTTATTTCGTAGCCTTCCAAAAGAGATTCTAACGGACAATGGTTCTGAATTTACAGGGAACGAACTAAACGCATGGAGTTACGATCACCATGTAGAACATATTTTTACTGATCGCGTCACCCGACTCAGAACGGTTATATCGAAAGTTTTAATGGAAAACTTCGGGATGAATGCTTAAATCAAAACTTATTTAAAAATCTCTACGAGGCCAGAGAAATCATTGAAGACTGGCGAAATGAATACAACCACATACGCCCGCACAGTTCTCTAAATAATTTGACGCCATCAGAATACGCCAAGAAAATCTCAGGTGATTACTAACTTTCTATCTGGACGGTTTTTGGGGGCAGGTCAATCACCGCCACAGGCGGAACACAGTACGCCATTGTCAAGGATGCGGTGGAAGCCGCTATTATTACGCCAATGGTAAAATGCCCGCAGTGCAAAAAATGGACAGTGCCGACAGAAGAAATTATGCGTGGCGGCTGCGGGACGACAAATGACATTTTCCATATATGCCAATATTGCCGCCATATCTTTAAGCATGAGGATTTGCCCAATGCGTGACTTTGCAAAATCGTTCTACAAATCCAAGCGTTGGCAGAAGTGCCGTGATGCCTTTATGGAGTCAAAGCACTACATCTGCGAGCGGTGTGGCAGACCTGCAGTAATTGCCCATCATCGAAAGTATATTACACCGGAAAATATCAATGATCCAAACATTGCACTGAGCTGGGATAACCTTGAATGCTTATGCAATGCTTGCCACGAGGCTGAGCACCGTGGAAAATTGCCAGTTATAAGCGAGGGGCTGAAATTTGACAAGCGTGGAAATGTGGTGAAGAAACAATGAGCCTCAGCAGATTAAGCAAACAGTGTCGGGAGTGCCGGTATGTAAAGGCATGCCAGCATAAGAGGATGGAAGCTGTTATGGCACAGGCCAGCGCACCGCTTACTGAACCCGCTGCTATGCCCGCCTTAGCAAAGCATGATTATCGTGATGTCAAGATTGCGGAGAACACGACCGTCACCATTGACCTTGAAGAGTTGAAAGAAAATATGCGTAAGTCATTTTACAAGGGCGCGCTTGATGTTTTTCGGAGCGCGACGTGATGGACTATGACACCCCCCGCCACCGCGCTTTTATATACGATATTGGAGACCGTGATAGCCAATCAAAATATCCGGACAGCTTTGCGCGTGACCCCCTCCAACTGAAAGAAAGTGAATAAATATGCAAAAGAATGCAACTCGTGACAAAAGAATCAAAAAAGTTAAAAATGCGCTCAAGAAGCTGCTAAAAACGCAGAATTTGCCAGATGAAAAGCTGAAAACAGTTGACGGCATGATTCAGCGGGTTGCTTTCATGCAGATCACGCTCGAGGATCTGGAAGCCGATATAAACAAGAATGGGACAACAGAGCTATTCAGTCAAACACCTGGCGTTAAGTATCAGCGCGAACGGCCAGCATCGGCTATCTATAATAAGCTGATTAAGAACTATTCGACCGCTTGTAAGCAGATATTTGACTTGCTGCCTGATGAAAAGGCCGCCGATATCCCCAAAGGTGGGGAGAAGCTTATGCAGTTTATTGCCGGTGGAGGAAAATGAATTGGGTAAAGGAATATTTATCGCAGATTCGAGCGGGTAAAATAACCGTTGGTAAGAAGATCATAAAAGAATACGAAAAGCTGGAAAAAGAGGCCGAGGATAAAAACTCGCCTTATTTTTTTGATGAAAGCAAAGGCAATCGGCCGATCGAATTTATCGAAAGCTTTTGCAAGCAGGCAGAAGGAAAACTTGGAGAGCCAATCGTTCTGATGCTGTGGCAGAAAGCTTTTCTGCAGACGCTTTTCGGGTGGATCAATACATCCGGCGGTTCGCGCCGATTCCGTGAAGTGTTCCTCGAGGTGGGACGTAAAAACGGCAAAACCTGTCTTTGCGCTGCTCTCTCGCTCTATATGATGATGGCCGACGGAGAAGGAGCCGCAGAGTGCTATTCTGTGGCAACAAAGCGTGACCAGGCTGCAAAGTGTTTTAACTATGCCGTTCACATGCGGCAGCAATCGCCGGAAATTCGCGCGTTGATTAACAAACGCCGCACGGATATGTATATGCCGTTGACGTTCTCCACGTTTGAGCCACTTGCCAGCGACAGCAACAGCCTTGATGGATTGAACAGCCATTTCATCGTAATTGATGAGCTACATGCCATTAAGGACCGGAACCTCTATGACGTAATGAAGCAGTCCACATCGTCGCGCCGCCAGCCCCTGCTCCTGATGATTACTACCGCCGGGATGGTGCGGGAAAATATCTTCGACGATATGTATTCCTACGCCGATAAGGTGCTGAATGGCCTTGACGGGTACAAAGACGATACATTTTTGCCACTCTTCTACGAGCTGGATGCCCGTGAGGAATGGACAGACCCGACAAAGTGGGCGAAAGCCAACCCGGGGCTGGGAGAAATCAAGCAGTACAAATATCTCGCGGACATGGTTTCTCGCGCACAGACAGATAGCAAAGTACGTCCAACCGTATTGACAAAGGATTTCAATATTCGGGATACGGTTGCTGGCTCGTGGTTATCGTTCGATGAAATAAACAACGCAGAAGTTTATTTGATGGACGATCTTCGCGGCTGCTATGCAATCGGCGGCTGCGACTTGTCGGCCACAACGGACCTGACTTGCGCGACGCTGACGATTATGAAAGCGGGAAGTGACAAAAAGTATGTCGTTCAGATGTATTTTATCCCGGAAGAGCTGATTGACAAGCGTGTGCATGAAGACAAAATTCCGTATGACATGTGGGTAGAGGAAGGCTGGATCACTGCTTGCCCCGGAAATCAGGTTGACTATTCGTATGTTACGGCATGGTTTAACAAGATGCGCGATGAATACGAAATCATCCCTCTCTGGATTTACTACGACCGCGCGCTTGCCGGGTACTGGGTGCAGGACATGGAATCGAATGGCTACAAAATGATGAAATGCGCGCAGGGCGCCATGACGTTCAGCCAGCCGATGCGGTCAATGGAGGCCGACCTCAAAAGCAAGCTGATAAATTATAATCATAATCCCGTGCTTGTGTGGTGTTTGACGAACACGTCGGTAAAGACAGACGACAATGAAAACATTCGCCCGATAAAAGGCCAGAACAGGCGAATGCGGGTTGATGGAACATTCAGTCTGCTGGACAGTTACGTCGGGCTGTCTGAAAAGCTGGAAGACTACAAAGCGTTGATGTGAGGCGAAAAACGTGCCAGAAATAAAGCTAAAGAAGCGAAAATATGATCTGCTTCTTTGCCATGAATGCAAAAATATCACGGCCTATCGGGAAAACACCGGAGACGGGCACAGATGCCCCGTGTGCGGTTCAAAGATTTTTACTTTCCTCGGGACGTACCGATTCAATAAGTTCTAAGCCGCCTCGAGCGGTTATTTTTATGTCGTAAGGTGGTGATCACTTGAGATTTAACCGAGTGGCAAACGATAAAACGGCTCACTACATTGTAAAATCTCTTGAAATTATTCCGCCGAGAATAAAAAGGCTCGTTGATGAAACAGGAATGCAGATTTACTGCTTCAATGAAAAATTCAAACCTTCGACAATTGGTTTGCTATCGTCGTCCGCAGAATTTTTTGATGATGGAAGATCGGCAAATGAAGCTTCTGCTTTTTATGCGGATGGGAATGTGGTTTGTCTTTTCGACAAAGACGTTTTTTTCTCAGAACAAAACAGCGAAAAAGCATTCTCAACAGTTTTACACGAATACGGTCACGCTGTAGACTATGCGCTTGCCTTAAAAAATAAATCGAAGTATTGGTACAATTCCAGCGACGATGAAAGTATTTTTGCTGGGTGGAAAAAGCATTTGGCATTAGACGAATACGCCGAAACAAATCCGGCTGAATATTTTGCGCAGGCGTTCATGGCATATTTTAACGACTTGACCGGATATAAGCCGTGGAGCTATCGGGAGCATACCCGAACGGAACTGATACAGCGAGACAGAAATATGTTTGATTACATCAAAGGCTTAACAAATCTCTAATCGTAAGGTGGTGATAGCTTGAAAAAACAGCACCGTTCCCTGTTTCAGATGATATTCGGTTTGAAAAGCAATCCACCGAATGGTTATTCACAGCTGAAAATGCTGTCAGGATATACGCCGGTATTCAGCCAGTTCGGTACGGACGCTTATAATTCCGATGATGTGCGCGCCGCTACGGATGCCTTTGCCCGAAATGCGGCGAAACTCCACGCAAAGCATATTCGCCGCACACCGTCACCGGACGGCAGCAGCCCGCAAGTAACGTTTGTGGATGATGGGCTGCAATATCTTCTTGGTACTCAGCCGAACCCGTTTATGGACGCATACACGTTTTTTTACAAGGTAGCAACGCAATATCTTGTCCAGAACAATGCGCTTATCTATATTGCCCGCGATGGCAGCGGTAATCCTACGCTGTTCTGGCCGTTAAATGGCGCGACAACCGAATGGCTCGAATATCAGGGACAGGTTTACGCACGGTTTTCTTTTCTTGGCGGTGAGACTACTACAGTACCGTATACCGATCTCATCCATTTGCGCCGCTTTTTTTATAAAGACGATATGTTCGGCGAAACGAACATGAGTGCGATGGAGCCGACGCTGGAACTTATTAACACGCAGAATCAAGGTATTATCAACGCGATAAAATCCAGTGCATTTATCCGCGGCGTTTTGAAGTTCACACAGATTCTCAAAAAAGAGGACCGGGATCAGCGCAAAAAGGATTTTATGTCGTCCTATCTTGACCCGTCAAACAACAACGGCGTCGGTGTGGTAGACGGTTCCTGCGATTATCAGTCTATCAATAGCGAGCCGCATACAACAAATGCCGCGCAGATGAAGTTAATTACTGACAAGGTAAATAAATACTTTGGCGTGTCGGATGCAATAATCAGAAACGACTATACTTCGGCACAGTGGAACGCTTTTTATTCTTCCATGCTGGAACCTTTTGCCGTTCAGATGGCATTGCAGTTTACGTCAAAGGTGTTTACCGGCCGGCAGCAAGGGTTCGGAAACGAAATCATTTTTGAGGCAAACCGGTTGCAATATGCTAGCAATACCGAAAAGGTACAGGTGGCAACGCTGCTTACAAATATCGGGGCCGCCAGCTTGGATGATATACTTACCATCTTCAATATGCCGACAATCGGCGGAGAAGAGGGCAGCCGTAGGGTGCAAACTTTGAATATGGTAAAAGCTGGGACGGGCGCCGATCAATATCAGGGAATTACAGACAATAAGGGGGCTAACTCAAATGTCTGAAAAGAAAAGCAAGACAATTCAATATCCGCATTTTGTACGGTCATTTTCTATGCCGGATTTGAGCGCGGATGAGCAAGGGAAAGTTCTCGAAGGTCATGCGGCGGTGTTTGGGCAGGCCACAAATATTTGTGACTGCTTCAATGAAATCATTGCCCGTGGGGCGTTCGATAACACAGATTTTACAGACGTCCTTTTTGATGTCAATCACGACCTTGACAGTCTGCCGCTGGCACGCAGCAGAAATAACAATGCAAATTCGACGCTGCAGCTATCGGTTGATGACCAGGGACTTGCAATCCGGGCACTGCTCGATATTGAGAATAATCCGGATGCAAAGGCGCTGTGGAATTCTGTCCAGCGGGGCGATATTTCCGGCATGTCGTTTATCTTTTCCGTCCGTGCGGATGAATGGACGGGCGAGGACACGGATATGCCGACACGCACCATTACGGACATTGCAAAGGTCTATGAAGTTTCAGCGGTTAGTATGCCGGCTTATGACGGCACTGACATAAATGCTCGCGGCCAAACAGCACTGGAGAGCGCTAAAAAGACGTTGGAGAGCGTCCGGGCCCGCGCCACACTGGAGAGTGAAGCAGAGCAGAAAGCAGAAAATGAAAAACGTGCGGCTGAAAAAGTTGCAAAGGAAAATGAGGAACGCCGGAAGCGGCTGCTTCTCGCAACATATTTTTAATTTTGGAGGTAATAAAATGAATCCCAGACTCGCAGAAATTGAAGCTCGCAAGGTTGAAATCCGTGCGGAGCTTGAAAAAAAAGACCCGAAAACCGACCTTGATAAACTGGAAACAGAGCTGCGCTCTCTAAACGCAGAAAAAGCGCAGATCGAAAAGCGTGAGCAGATCATTAAGGGCCTAAATGAAGGCAAACTCGAAGGGCGTCAGCTTCCAAATCCGCTTGACCCGAAGTCGAAAGAAAAACGCGAATTCGAGAATATGCCGCGGGAAGATTTGCTTAAGACCGAGGAATACCGTGGCGCTTTCTTCAAGAGCTTGCTTGGAAAAACCATGACCGACAACGAAAAGCGGGCGTTTGAAGCGGCAAATTCCAGCGCTGAAAAACGGTCTTATGACAGCAGCACGACTGCGGTTATTCCGACGGCCACATCGGATATCCTTTTCCAGAAGATGGTGAAGGTTGCACCGCTGATTAACGAGATTACGCTTCTCCGTGTGGCAGGCAACGTCAAGTTTGCCGTACAGGGCACCCGCGACGATGCAGCTCTCCACACCGAGAATGCGGCAATCACTCCGGCTGGGGATACGCTTGTTTATGTTGAACTGGGCGGTTACGACATTACAAAGATTATCCGTATCAGCAAGACCATTCAGACAATGGCTATTTCCGCGTTCGAGGGATGGCTCACTGATATGCTGGCTACGGATATCGCTGTCAAGATTGAGGATTTTACCATCAATGGCACTGGCTCCAGCCAGCCCAACGGAGTTGAAAAGGCTGTGACGTGGATTGTGGGAACGAACAACGTGCAGTTCACAAAAGGTGGATCTCCGATCTATGACAACGTGGTTGACCTGATTTCCTATCTGCCCGCGCGCTACACCGGCAATGCAAAGTTTCTTTGCAACAACAAGTTTCTTTATGGAATGCTTGCAAAGATTAAGGATGACAATAAGCGCCCAATTCTTGTGCAGGATTTCTCCAACCCGATTGCGCAGCGTGTTCTCGGATTCCCGGTTTTGATTTCGGATAAAGTGGCAGACAAAACCCTGTATTTTGGCGACTTCAAGCAGATGGTCGGCAACCTTGCACAGGACGTTACCGTGGAAATGTCCACTGCAAGCGGCTTTCTGAATCGCAGCATTGATTTCCTTGGCTCGGCGCTGTATGATTGCGATGTCGCGCTGACGGATGCGTTCTGCAAGCTGTCCGAAGCCGCTGGGGCTTAATTTTATGCGCCGCTCCAACCGGAGCGGCGCTCCCTTTTAGGGGGTATGACCTATCGAATTCATTGACGAAGTGAAAGCCTATTGTGTGACAGACGACGACATTTCTCCTTACATTTCTGCCGCGGAAGCGTACTTAAAAAATGATGGCGTTCCAGTAGCTGAAAGCGATCCGCTCTATGCTCAAGCAGTGAAAATGCTTGTCTCATTCTGGTATGACAGCCGAACCGCGGAGCCGGGAGAAAAAGGGGACAATGTTCCGCAGCCCTATGGCTTGAACGGAATTATTCTGCAATTACAGCTTGCGCAAGAGGCGAACACCGATGGATAAAATTCAGGCTGGCGACCTTCGCACGAAAATCCGAATTCAACGGTTGGTAGTTACTGGTATAGGAGCGCATAAAGACCATGCTTGGTATGACCTCGACGGTACACCAGCCGCAGACGCGCCGAAAAAGTACACGCGGTCTTACTGGTATCCGCTCGGCGGCGCTGAAACGTGGGCGGCACAAGCTGTACAGGTGATTGATGCGGCAAACGTTATTATCCGATACAATCCGGCGGTTACGTCCATGTGTCGGGTAGTCCGTGACGGTGTGGTCTACAGTATCATTGCACCGAACGATCCTGACCAGCACAAACACTGGTTGAAATTCAAGGTAAAGGCGGCGGTGAACGGTGGGTAACGCTTACGGAAAATCGGCACTTTCCGCAACTATTACAATGCCGAATCTGGATAAGTACCTCGAGAAAATTCAGGTGGCCGGAAACGATATTACAGAAGCCTGCAAGGAAGCTGTGAATGCCGCAACGCCCATTGTGTATAAATCCATGAAAGAGGGCGCAGAACGGCATAGAAAAGGCGTTGGCAAGTATGGCACTGATGCCGTTTACAATGCTATAGAGGTCACTCCGGCGAAAGTACAAGGCAATTACGTTTATGCCACAGTGGGAATCGATATAGAGAAGCACCCGGAAGCCACCGCGGGCGTCTTTCAGGAACTCGGTGACGGCCATTCGCCGGAATTTCCAGATCCGTTTGTACGCCCGGCCATCGACGATCATAAAAAAGAGGTACTTGCGACGGAGCGGGCCGTGCTGAAAAAGAAGGGAGTGCCGATTGATTGAGCAAATGGCAGGATACCGCCGAGGCAGTTTTAACGGCTTTTCAGAAATCAACCGGAATCCAGTATGATTTCGAACGGTGGGAAACCGACCCGAATCAGCCGCCCGGCCCGCAGCTTCCCGATCGGTTCATTACTTATTTTTTGGTTGACGATGAAGGCAAGACATGGGCTGATGGTGAGGAAACGAGCCACGAGCCACGGATGCAGGTGAGTTTTTACACCCGAAAGAAGTCGGATATGCTGACCGTTCTGGATGAAATCGAGCAGGCAATTGTTGCCGCCGGTTTTACACGCGGCCCGGTCGGACACATTCCCTATCAACCCGACACCGGTCATTATGGCTGGCGCCGGGATTTCTATTTTTACGAAAGAAGGTAATTGCATGAATGAGTATGGCGAGCTTGTCGGTCTTGATAGTCTACATTATGCACAGGTTTTGAATGACAGTGAAGACAACTACCAGACCGGGTCAAATAAATACCTTGCTCCGTCCGCAGAGATGAAAAAGGAAGCTAAAGTCGATGCAACGCCAAGGTACTATGATAATAAGGCAATGTTTGTTGACCCAACTGAGGCATCTACCAACATTACGCTGACAGTTTCCGGGGTTCCGTCTCGTCTGGCGGCAGAGCTGACCGGAAAGCCCTATGACGCGGTGCGTGGTATTATGATTGATACCGGCGACGTTTCTAATGCGCCCTATTATGCAATGTCTGCGAGGGCGGAGCTTGGTGGCGGCGGATACCGGTTCTATCAGTTCCTGAAAGGTCGCTTTTCTCTCGGAGCCGAGACGGCGAAAACCAAAGAAGAAAAGATTACGGCCAGCACGGTTGAACTTACCTATACCGGCCTCGTCACGATCTACGCATTTACCATGCCGGACAACACAAAAAAAGGCATCAAGGGCGTTCAGGCCGACACTACGGACCCGGCTTTTCTGGGTGCCGGAGCATGGTTCTCACAGGTTCAGACGCCGGATACGCTCGGCAAACCCGGCGCACTGACAATGACGTCGGCACCGCTGAATAATGCGACGGGCGTTCTGGAATCAGTCAAGCCCGTACTGACGTTCAGCAATTCGCTGGCAGCCGATGCGGTGACTATCGTTAAGGCAGACGGAACACTCGTTGCCGCCGATAAGTCCTACGACTCGACCGGAAAGATTTTGACGATTACGCCAGCCGCCGCGCTTACATCGGGCGCGACGTACTCGATCATTGTCGCCGGTGTAGCCGACGTGTTCGGGCAGTCGCTGGACACGACGGCAATTAAATTCACTGTGGCATAAGGGGGGCGCGGCGATGGGTATCTCGCAGGAAAAGCTCGATTGGCTGAAATCAATCGGCGCGAAAAAGTTTGAGCACCCTATGACGTGGGATGATGGTAAGGACTTGTATTCAAACGAGTATCTTGCCGAAACTCCACTGGAAGTTTTGAAAGCACGGCACATTGAAAAATAGCCGTTTTAGGCGGTGAGAAAGCAACAAAACAGGCCCGGCTCGTCCGGGCCTTACATGCGTAATCCGGGCGCGCGAACCCGGAGAACGGAAAATAAAATTTATGGAGGAATTATTATGAATGCTCATATTGCTGGAAATGACTTAAAGGAGGTAGCCGGAAAAGCTATTGCGCTGGGCGACGGGAATACCTATCATCTGACGATTGACATGAATGCTATGTGCGCGCTGGAAGATCATTACGGCGATTTCAACAACGCTATGAAGGTACTGTCGAACCTCGGCACGGAAGAAAAAGGCGTCGACGGAAAGCCGAAGCCGAAAAAGGTTATGAAGGACATTCGCTTCATGTTGTGGGCGGCCTTGCAGCACGACAACGACGATCTAACGGAGCACGAAGCGGCAAAACTGATTACTCTCGACAACATGAATGAGGTTATGAACGCTCTCGGAGCGGCGATGAAGGCAGCGGCCCCGGAAGCTGAGGATAACGGAAAAAACGGAAAGAACCCACAGGAAGCCTAAACTTCCCGTGGGTTGATTATTATACAATCGCTATTGCAGTGTTTCATTGGACGGAAAAACGGTTTTGGCGGTCGACACCGCGCGTTATATCTACACTCTGGAATGAGTATCTGCGGCTGACCGGACAGGCTAATCCGGAAGAAACGTCAACCGGGCAAAACGTTGTTATGCGCGACGGTAAACCGTACGCCGTGAAAAAAGCGGATGAAATCGGAAACATTTTTTAGAGATATTGAGTTGCTAATTCTGGCTGCGAAGTCGGCAGCTTGCTTTTTAATGCTTTCATGAATTCATTAAGGTGTAAAGTGGCGCCAACGACTTCAAAGGATAGCACTTTCGGCTCTCCACCTACTGATGAAGTGTAGTTGATAACAAGAAACTGTTTTTCGGCTGTTTGCTGTTTGCTTCCGATTCCGGACATACCTCCCACGGTTGCACCGAGCGGGCCGAGCAGTAGACCGCCAATAGCAGCACGACCAACTACGCTTTTTGACTTTGTTTTAATTTCCTGCTCGGTGATTACTTCGGCGGCCGTGAACTGAGAGTATTTCAGTAAAATGGGCTGTGGTTTGCCAATTCGTGGCTCAATTGAGAGCTGCTGTTCGCTTTCATTTAGCACAAGGCGTAACGCCACGCCGCGCCCAAACTGCGGAATCCCGTCAAAAGACGCGATATTTACTGCAAGATTTCCGCTCTTATCTTTTTTCCCGAAAATCATACAATCACCTCTTATTGCAATGATACCGCGAAATTGGAAAATAGTCCATACTGAGGAAGTAAAATTATGGCATCAGAAAATAATCTTGGCAGTTCCGTTGGCCTCGACGTAACAGCTTTTAAGGCCGGTGTAATGGAACTTACCAATCAGATGAAGTCTATTGAAACAAGCTTTCGCGCCTCTGCCGCTGTTATGGGGAATTGGAGTTCTTCGACGCAGGGGCTATCGGAGCGCGTGTCGTCCTTACAGGACAAACTCTCTTTGCAACGTAAAGCCCTTGACACGCTTAATTCCGCTTATGAAAAAACAGTGTCAGAGCAGGGTGCGGGCAGCAAGTCGGCGCAAAGCCTCGCTAATCAGATGTTCGACATGGAAAAGAAGATTTCCAGCGCAGAAGGGCAACTCAAAAAATATCAATCCGCTTTGCAGGGCGCGCAGAAGGAAGAAAAGGAAAATAATTCTTCAATCGCGAAACTCGGTAGCTCGTTTGAAGCGTTCAGCAAAAAGTCGAAAGAAACAGTAGACAATGTAAAATCACACTTTTCTGGTTTGAAATCAGTCTTTTCCGGCCTTGGCGGTGCTATCGCGGGGTTTGCTGTATCACTTGGCGCAGGATTTTCTCTTAAAGGTGTGATAGATTCTGCCGATGCTGCTGAAAAAACATCGGCGCAGATGAATGCGGTATTGTCCTCTACAAAGGACATTTCCGGAATGACGGCAAAGCAGTTAAATGATCTTGCAACGTCGCAGAGCAAAGTTACAACATACAGCGCCGGAACTACGAAGCAAGCCGAAAATATGTTACTGACATTCACAAATATTCACTCTAACGTTTTTCCCCAGACAATCAAGGCCGCCGAAGATATGGCCACTGCTATGGGAATGAATGCAACCGATGCCGCAAAAACGCTTGGTAAAGCAATGAATGACCCCACCGCTGGGTTGTCAAAGCTGACGAAGCAGGGCGTAACGTTCACAGATGCACAAAAGAAACAAATTACAGCAATGCAAAAAGCCGGAGATACGGCGGGTGCGCAGAAAATCATTCTTGGAGAACTTGAAAAGGAATTCGGAGGGAGCGCAACTGCTGCAGGATCAACTTTTTCGGGTCAACTGCAAATTGCGCAAAACACCCTGAAGGGTGTTGGGGCCACGATCGGCACAGCTCTTATGCCCGCCATAAAGGAACTTTTACCGCAGCTTGTGGCGTGGGGGCAGAGAATGGCTGATACCATTACAGCACATAAAGCAGACATAGAAAGTGCTGTCAAAAACGTTGCTGGAGGAGTCGAAAAGTTTTTTACATTTGTTGCACAGAACGGCCCTGCAATTAAGGGGACCATTCTTGGTATTGGCACTGCGTTTGCAGCTTGGAAAATTGCCTCAATAATTGGGGGCGCGGTTTCAGCCGTAAAAAAGTTCGAAGAAGCACAAAAAGCAACTACGCTGGGGCAAGCACTTCTCAATGCGGTGATGAATGCAAACCCAATTGGGCTAATTGTTATAGCAATAGGCGTTTTAGTGGCTACATTTGCCATCCTTTGGAATAATTGCGCGGGCTTTCGCAATTTCTGGATCAGTTTATGGGCCGGAATTCAGTCTGTCGCTCAAACCGTCGGTGCATGGTTTTCTGGGCCGTTTGTCAACTTTTTCAAGTCGGCTTGGGCTAGTATTCAGGGTGCTTTTTCAGCCGTCGGAAGTTGGTTTTCATCGGTATTTTCAGCAGCAGTAAACGGGATAAAAGCCATATGGAGTGGCGTAACCGGTTTTTTCGGCGGGATATGGAGTGGTATTCAGGGCATCTTTTCAGCGGTCGGTGGCTGGTTTTCAAGCGTGTTCGGAGCCGCTTGGAATGGCATCAAATCTATATGGTCGACAGTGACCGGCTTTTTCTCCAGCGTCTGGAATGGCATAGTAATAATTTTCAGTGTTGTTGGGAACTGGTTTAAAAACGTTTTTGGCACTGCATGGAACGGAATTAAGTCGATTTGGTCCGGTGTTACAGGATTTTTCAGCGGAATTTGGCGCGGCATCACCGGAATATTCGGCACAGTTGGAAGTTGGTTTTCTGGCGTATTCAAAGGTGCCTATTCTGGTATAACGAACGCGTTTTCCGGGTTAACCGGATTTTTTACGGGGATCTGGAACGGGATTACTGGTGCGTTTAAATCCGCTATCAACTTCATGATTAGTGGTATTAATACGCTTATCAACGGTCTCGACATGATTCACTTCGATGCTCCTAAATGGGTTCCACTCATTGGTGGTAAATCGTTCGGCATTGATATTCCGACAATCCCATACCTTGCAGAGGGCGGCATCATCGACAAGGCCACACTTGCCATGATCGGTGAAGCCGGTAAAGAGGCTGTTGTCCCGCTCGAAAGAAACGCGGGGTGGATTAAGAATCTGGCAAAAGATTTAGCAACGGCTCTCAGCAGCGCATCGGCGAGCATTTCAACGCCAGTGCGAGTTATGCAACCCGTGTACGCTGGGACGGGAGCGCAGTCTTCTGTACCGTCAATAGACTATCATCCGACCTATGTCAGCCCGAAGGCACTTAGCTATGCAGAGATTGCACGGCAGGATCGGCAAAGCGCACAGCGTATCACCCTTGCAATGCGGAGGCGCTAAATGAAAATTATCTGTGAAAATCAATCGGGGGATCAGATCACTTTCGGGTGGTTTGATCCCCTTTGGGTATCATCCATCGACGGCCTCGGCACGGATTATGACGTCTACACGTCAAAAAATTCCGGTCAGGATGGAGAGAATTACAACGGGTCCGATGCGAAGCTCCGCAATATTGTTATTGCGCTTGACGTCAAGAAAGCTAACTATCAGGAACAGCGGAACCGCCTGTATTCGTTCTTCCAGCCACGCGCTCCGGGAATCTTCTATTACTACGAGGGCGATGAATCCAAAAAGATTGCTTACTATGTGGAAAAGGTCGAGCCGGGCGGCAGCGACAACGACCCGACGCGGACGCTGACCATTTCCCTTATCTGCCCGGACCCGAAGTTCTATGCCCTGACCGATCAGCTTACTCAGCTTGCCGTCTGGCAGGGCTGTATTCGGTTCCCACTGCGGATCGTCAACCCGTTCCGCGTGACCGAGAAGGTCAACACCCTGATTGGCAACGTCCGGAACGACAGCGCCGTCTCGATGGGCCTAACCGTTACGTTCCGGGCGACCGGGACCGTCGTCAACCCGTCGCTCTACGACGTCAATCACCATGAGCTCATGCAGATCAATACGACGATGCACGCGGGCGACGTGATCGTCATTACCACAGGCAATGGCAACAAGCGCGTCAAGCTGCTTTCGGGCGGTGTAACGAGTAATATCAGCAACCTGATGCAGTATCCCCCAAAGTGGCTCAAAGCCTACCAGGGGGATAATTTATTTCGGTACAATGCGGCAAGCGGAATCGATGAGCTGAGCGTGTCAATTCTGTCAACACAGGCATACTGGGGGGCGTGAGCATGGACCTTTATATTTACAACCCCGATATCGAACTTCAAGGTGTGATCGACGGCTACAGCTCCCTTCGCTGGCGGCGCCGCTATTTCGAGCCGGGTGAATTTGAACTGCACTGCAAGGCGTCGCCTGAAAACCTTGCCTTGCTTGCCGAGGACAACATTATCCATCGGTTGGACCGGCAAGAGGCGGGCATTATTGAGGGTATCACTATCGCCACGGCGGACAACGGCGGCGACGAAATTACCGCGACCGGCCGGATGGGGTCGTCCATGCTCGACCGGCGCATCATCACGCCCGCCGTCAATTTTACAGGCACGGTTGAGGCGGGCATGCGCAAGACTGTATCTGATAACGCGATCACTGCCCGGCCCCTGCCGTACCTCACACTTGGAATCGCCGCTGGCCTTACGCCGACCTGTACGTTTCAGGCGACTTACAAAAATGTCCTCACAGTTTGCGAGGCACTCGGTAAAGCCGCGCCGCTGGGCCTCCGCGTCCGGCTGGACGTGCCAAACCGTCAGTGGGTATTCGAGGTTTACGACGGTATCGACCGCTCGGTGGGGCAGACCGTGCGCCCACAGGTCGTATTTTGCAGTGAAAACGCCAATATCGACAAGCCGAGCTATGCGAGGGATAGCACCGGATACAAAAATTATGCCATTGTCGGTGGCGAGGGCGACGGCAGCACCCGAACAATTGTCACGGTTGACCAGACAAACGGCGAACCGCGCCGGGAGCTGTGGGTAGATGCGAAGGACCTGCAAAAGGCCGACGGGCAGAGCGACGCGGACTATCAGGCGCAACTGCGGCAGCGGGGCACGGAAAAGTTGGCCGAAGCGGTCCGTTCGGAGAGTTTCAGCGCGGACGCCGTCGACACCGGCAACTACGCCTATTTGACCGATTGGGACCTCGGCGATATCGTGACGTTTGCAAAGTGGGGAGTGCGCCTCGACCAGCGGATCACCGAGGTCGAGGAGGTATATGAGAACGGCACCGAGACGATCACGCCGACATGCGGCTTTCCGCTGCCGGAAACACTGGACTTAGGAGATGATTCATAAATGGCAGAATCAAGCGGATTTTTCCCGGATGTCAACGGCGACCGGGAGTACACAACGGATTTCCTCGCGCTGTGGATTGCGTCGATCATCGGCAACGGTGTTTATGACGGAGACCTTGCAGTGGCTTCCGGGAGCAACATGCAGATTATTGTTCCGAGCGGCCGCGCATGGATCAACGGCTACCATTACCGCAACGACGGTAATCTTGCCCTGGCCATCGACAACGCTGATGGCGTATTAAACCGCAAGGATACGGTCGTGCTGCGGTGGGATATCAATACACGGTCTATTACTGCGCAGGTGCTCAAGGGCACACCGGCAAGTACCGCGGCGGCTCCGGCAATCGTGCGCACGGTCGAGCAGTACGACCTGAAGCTTGCGGAGATCAGTATCCCCGCCGGTACTACGGCAATCACACAGTCACTGATTACTGATACCCGGCTGGATAAATCGGTGTGTGGCATCGTCACCGGCGTTGTGCAGCAGGTTGACACGACCACACTGTATCAGCAGATTCAGAACGATTTGGCACGGTTTCGGGCAACGAACGAGTCGGATTTCTCGTCATGGAGTGATACGCAAAAAGCGTCGTTTAATACCTGGCTGTCGGGCCTTAAAAATGCCCTTGACGCCGATACGGCTGGACACCTACAGAATGAAATTGATAGCTTGACTAGCAATAAGGCCAACAAAACCGATATCCCGGTATCCCTCAAGAACCCCAACGCCCTCACCGTCACTCAGGGTTACGGCGGCGACACGGGCGCCTATGACGGCAGCGCCGCGAAGACGGTGAGCATCCCAAAAATCACGATCACGGATACCGACCCGGGAAGTACCTATATTGGTGACGGCTGTCTTGTGGGGGTGTACAAAACATCATGAGCCTTATTGCATCATCGGGTGGGGTTAGCCGTATCCCTGCGAATTGGTACGGAGCGGCCGGCGGAGTGAGCCGAAAACTGCAAAGCATTTATGGATCGTCGGGTGGAGCGAATCGAAAACTATTTAACAGAGGAATAAAATATTCATCATGCTTTTATTATCAAGATGGCGATGATTATGGAAATATGGGCGGAGTTGGACTTCCGGAAACAGGGTTCTATGGCAGTTCGGGTTTTTATGCAAATGCCTTAATGTGTGGCTGGTATTTAACCTTTGAAAATGCCAAACCGATTGAAGTAGATTCTATAAAATTATCTGGATTTTTTTCTACTTGGAAAATCAACGGCACTATTACGTATCCACAACTTACCGATGCTGTTATACATGTTTTCGACAAGTCCACTTCAACACAAATAGGTGCTTGGTCAAGCAATATACCAAACCAACTTGGCGATTATTCATTTGCAGATGCAATTATTAATCTGTCGAAATCAGTAATACTCACAAATCTAAGATTACAAATTTATGTTGGAATCAATAATTATTTTCCACCATCGGCAAATACATGCTGGCTTTATTTCACTATTCCGAATGGTGGAATAATCTTGCAGCCGTCTAATGACGGAATTCTTTTAAATTAGGAGATTGGTAAAAATGACGGATTTCCATAATTTGGTTCGGGGGGGGGCAGCTATGTAACTGATTGTGCATACTGCCGAAACCCTGCGGGTGGCAGACCATGAGCGGACTGTATGGCGCGGTAGGCGGGGTCAACCGCGAGATCAAAAAACTCTATGGCTCCGTGAACGGTGTAAACCGCGAAATCAAAGAATTGTGGGCGGCAAAAGACGGAGTAAACAGGAAGATATATACGTCTATTGAATTGGGTGGAATGGTAACTTTTGGCGGCTATCCTTATACAGTTATTAATGTTGATAATGCTCTCCACCAAGCGGTAATAATGTTATATTCAACTACCAAAACTTCACTTCAGGCTTATTTTGACTATACGCATTTTACAGCAGTATGGAAAACATCGGATTTACGGGCTAATTTAAACGGTGCTTTTTATAATACACTATCAGAGTCTGAAAAAGCGCGAATTGTGCCAAGGACAAATTATCAAAACGCAGAGACTGGTATCGGCGAAACGGTAACGGATAATATTTGGATTATTAGTGGCACAGAATTAATTGGAGGTAGTGCAAATGACCCAGGATTTCAACTAACTACTCAAAATAAGACAGATACATTCAGAGCACAGCTATTTGGGAGCACTGACTGTTGGCTTCGTGACGGATACGGAAGGACTGAAGAAGCCATTAATGACCGCGGTATAATGTATGATCAAAATGTCACTTATGGGTATCAGTCGTCTAAAGGATTTCGGCCAACAATGATTATATCAATTTAAGGAGGTCTACACATAATGCAACTCAAATTTTCGGACCCGACAGGCACGACATTGGACGTGCTCGCGGTCAACGGCAATCCAATCGTGTTTCAGGGCGCAACTCGGGACAGCCTCGAAATCCAGATTGCAAAGGGCAAGATCACATTCGACGCGCTCGACAAACTAACGGCCACACAGACCAATATGGCGCACCTGACGCTCATCGATGGCGACAAGCAGTATGTCCATGACAATTACAATTTGCGCGCGTCGCTCGCGCTCAAGCCGATCGTGACGACACCGGCGACATCGACTGCGCCCGCTGTCACCGAGGACAGGCTCTGTGTGACATTGGCGCAGCAGACGTATCAAGAGCAGCAGATCGCACAGTTGCAGGGCTCCGTCGACGCGCTGACTTTATCGGCACTGGGGGCGAAATAATGTATTACACACTGTTGAGGCTTTATACTTCGAAGCGGCTTCCGGCGGACAACCTCAAAAAGGCCGTCACGCTCGGCTGGATCACCGCCGCCGACTACAAAACGATCACCGGAACAGATTACACAGCACCGACAGGAGGGACTACATAATGCTTGGCATCGACATCTATAATCGTACCCGCGTAAACGGCCTTGACCTTGCGAGGGTTAAAGCCGCCGGGTACGGCTTCACCATCGTCAAGGCGACGGAGGGCGTGCAGTACACTGACCCATCCTTCGCCGCCAACGTAACCGCCGCCTGCGCGGCTGGGCTTAACGTTGGCGCTTACCATCTGCTGCGGGCGACGCCCATCGACCAACAGGCGCATGATTTTATCGCGTCAATCAGCGGGCACGGCCCATACTGCTGCCTTGCAATCGATGTGGAGGACGTGGGCGGCCCGGAGCTATCCAACCTCGGCAAGGCGGCCATTACGGACCGCATCCTTACGATTTACCGGGCAGTCCGGGCCGCTGGATACACCTGCCCGGTGTACGTCTACGCCTCGGCGGCTTGGCTGCGCAGTCTGATCGACGTCACGGCCTGCCGCAAGGCCGGGTTGCTTATCTGGATGGCCGCGTACAGCAACGACACTCCGGACAGCACTGACAGATCAGCGGACTGCGATATGTGGCAGTGGTGCAGCGACGGCAAAGTACCGGGCGTCACGGGCAATACCGACTGCGACGTCTGTTACCGGGGAATTTGTGCTTCCACGCCCGCGCCTGTTACCCCGCAGGATATTGGTGTCAATGCCTATTACCGTGTGCGCGCCGGCGGTGTATGGCTCCCGGAAGTCCGTGATCTTACCGACTTCGCGGGTCGTAGCAATGGCGCTCCGATTACGGACGTTGCCGTGCGGGTGTCGGCAGGTACTGTCAAATACCGTGTCCATGTACTGGGTGGTAATTGGCTGCCATATGTGACCGGCTGCAATGTCAACGACGGCTCCAACGGGTATGCCGGGGACGGCAAGCCGATTGATGCGGTCGAAGTCTATTACTACACGCCGGACAGCATCCGCCCGACCAAGTGCGCAAAGTACCGTGTAGCGCCGGGTGCTGGCGGCTATTATCCGTGGCAGTATGACGACCAGACCACAGGCGGACAGGATGGATATGCAGGCAGTTTCGGGCGTGAGATCGGTAAGCTGCAGATCTGTATTGAGTGAGGTGAGCAGGGGTGGACATGACGGAAATCGCGCAGACGGCCGCGCAGGCACTTGACAGCGCAAAATCAGCCCATCACCGCATTGACGAGCTGGACGCCGAGGTCAAGGACATCCGGGGTCTGACCGCCGCGATGGCGCGAGTCAACGAAAAGGTCGATAACCTGAAATCGGACGTTGATGAGATCAAAACCGACGTCAAGAGCATTTCAGCCCGCCCGGGCCGCTGGTGGGACAAGTTAGTTGCGGCGATCATCGGTGCGATCGGGGCGGGGGTCGCAACAGCAATCTTGGCGGCAATATTTAAATAGCCGGGGTAGGCTCCGGCGGAAAGAAGGTCTATATGACAAAGAAAGAATTATTTGTGAATGCGGCAAAGGGTGCGGAGAAGTGCAAAATCATCCTCGGAATTCGCATGCCAGACGGCACGAAGGAACTCATCATCAACGACAACGTGCAAAACAAGGTCGATTACGTCTGTGGAAAATATGATGACGACCTGAAAATGCATGGCGCGCCTATTCAGATCGAAGAATTTTTATTCGTACAGAAATAATAGCCGGTCAACCCGGCGGAAAGAAGGATACTTATGAATCAGAATATTGTCACGTTACTTATCATCGGCGGCGCATTGCTTGTGTACACGGGAATCGTCATTGTGACCGAAAAGGTGAAATCCAAAAAGCTGACAGCGAAAGCAGAGAAGACGCTTGACAAGGTAGACAAGGGCCTTGATTATGCCCAGACACTTGCCGCAGCCGTCAATCCGTTTCTGCCTGGTATCGCAGGCACAGTAATTACTAAAACACTGACAGCCGCACAGAAAGCTGTGAAATGTGTGGAAGCACCGTTCAAGGCGACTCTTTCCACAGACCCAACCGCGGCGGATACCCGTCAGGCCCAGGCAACCAGCTTGACTAAATCTGCGCTGGCGCTGGACGGCATTGCGGACACGCCACAGATTGACAAATTGATTGATGCAGCAATTCCGGTGCTCGTTCTGGCGCTCCCGAAGACGCACACAACCACCGTAGAGAGCGGGGCGGTCGCGTCCGGCACCACGGGCGCGGTGTAA